AAGCCTTCCCTCTGGTGATCTACGTCTTCGATTTTAAAGATACGCATCCTGTGCCGCCTGTTCCCGGATCATTTGCTGCCAAGAGGGGCATCATCTGTACTGCCAAAAACCCCTTTTATAGTGTGGTGCTTTCGCAACACTTTGCAAAACATCCAAGCTGCGAAAGCGCCGATCAGACCAGCAGCGGCATCCAGAGTATGGCTTTGCAAAAGTAAGCAGAAAAAGAGGGTTGCGCTAGATACGAGCAGGGTCCAGACGGCGATACAGCCGCATTTATCCGAAGCCCAGCTAACCTTGTCACCTTGCACATAGGCCGTGGCAAAGAGGCCTATAGAGGCCAACAGTAGAACGTAGAATGTCAGAGTACTCATTGCACCCCCTTGCCCGACCAGCGAGCAAAAAATGCCTTGGCTATCTCGATAAGGTTTGCCTGCGCAAGCCTCGGAGCAGTCTGTACAAATTCAGCAATACCCTGGGCACAACCGCCCACCACTAAAGGCCAGAAAAGCCTCGCCGCAAAGGTATTGGAGAACCAGCCCTTTGACGCAGCGATCTCGATAATGAAGCCACCTATCATGACCGCCATAATAACACTCGTGATAAAAATCACAATTGATCTTACGAAGGTTACAGGTGGTAGATTTTTAGCGACTTCTGGGCCCAGTCTGGCCATGAAAGCGCCACCAAGCCCGCCGATCAACAGTTGGACAAGCTCTGGGGCGTTGCTGCCCGCAAAAGCAGCTGCGAGTAAGGTACCCCCAGCGACTGCGATAGTGGGTAGAGGTTCATCCATAGTCGTGAATTCCTGAATTAGGCCGCACCGCGCGCGACAGTACGGCCTGGGTTAGTGAGCATTTGACGGTCAATATGCCCCATCTCAATGGCCACCACACCGCTACTCGTCATTATAGTCCCCCATCCCGTCTCCCGGCCTGCTACTGTAGGGATGTTGCTGGCAACGGGTTGCGAGCCAAGCAGCACACCGGCATCGCTGTAAACGTCAAACGTGGCCGCTGTGCCCGCTGCGTTGACGGTAATTCGACCGTGATACCAGGTGGAGGCCACAAGTGTAGCTATCGTTGCGGTAGCAGTCTGAACACTGTTGCTGCGGCCCACTCCAATAATGTTGCCGTTTAAGGCCATTTCAAAATACAAGCCGTCTACGGGTGCGGCTGAGGTGATGCTGTCAGATGCACCACTGCGAAACGTGATGGTGGTCAGTACTGGACCAGTGAAAAAATTGACGTCCCACACCTCGCCGCCACCCAACCTGAAAATGCTTTGCAGCGTGAAACACTGGACACCCGAGTTGGCGGTGGTACCACTACGCCATTGCTGCACGCCTGGGTGGTTTTGGCTAAGTGCAGCGGCTACAGGTGCGGTTGTGAATAGCGAGCCTGTTCCTATGATGGCTAGTTGAAAATCATCTTGGACGGCATTGGTGTGGGTGTAGTCAGTCATCAAGCGCGGCGCACGGCTGTCTGCTGCGCCTGCAGCACTGATAGTCACGTCACCAGTCCCTGCGTCGACCCCAGTCTGCGTAAAAGTTATCCCTGCGCCTGCAATGGCCTTACGTATCACAGCCGAGCCCGGAGTGGTCACATTCAGGTCAGCGCGAACAACCCCCTCGTCCAGTATCTGGCGGTTGGTCAGCTGAGTGGTAGGCACATCAAACCTTTCGACGGGCAGGCAGAACCTTGCCTCGCAACTGATTGGCAAGCTCCTCGTGCTGCGCAGTCACCTTGGCAAGTTGTTCGTCCTTGAGCCTCGATGTGTTTTGGAGCATCGCAATGCAGCTCACAGCCTCCCCCAGCTTCCTGACTAAGGCGGCGTTCTCTAAGACAAGGTTGCGGTAGTTGGCGTAGATCGTGCCGAACTCAGAGGCAAGGTCTGCCCTTGCCTCCGCTTCAGATACCAGCGGCTTGCCATCAAACTCTACCATCTTTAGACCTCCAGGTAGTCAAGCACCAAGCGGTCGCCTGTGATTGGGATCGTCAACATCGTAATGGCCGTGCCGGAAATCGTGTAGTCGTTACCAGCACCTGGGAACATGCGCTGGCCATTCAGGTAGACGGCCTCTGTAGCAGTAACCGGGGTGGTTCCAATCGTAAAGGTCGCGTTCACCCCGTTGATCGCGCCAGCAGGGACCGCGTTGAACTTTTCTTTACCGATCTTGACAAAGCCGGCTGCGCCTGTGGCGGCTACAGTCACTACGCCTGTGTTGCTGATGGTCGCATCGCCACTGACCGCAGTGTAAGTGGCCAGCCCGGTGGCATTGGCCATCAAGATGCTGCCTGCGGTACCGTTTGCAATTTTAATACCAGTCACAGAAGTGCTCAAGGAAGCACCATCCAACAGAACCTGCGTATTGCCAGAGCCGTCAAAGCTCAGGCCTCCGGTGGACAGCAGCTTCACAGAAAAGGCGCTGCCGGTCAGCAAAACACCCTTGGTGCCATCTGCGGTATAGCTGGAGCCCGTGGTATCTTGCGTTGCGGTGATCGCGGTCGTATCCACCACGATAGAGTCGGCAGCGATGGTCCACTTCGTGTCCGCGTAAACCGTACCCTGCGCAATGAACAACAGGGACGACATCTGCGTGCTGGCTGCGGCCCAACCGACAGGCCGGGTCCAGGCGCCTGCAAGCATGGTCCACAAACCGTTCTGACTTGCAGTAGTCTGGGCATTTAACCACACCAGGTCCCCCGAAGCACCCGCCACACTGTCAATCGTCTGCACACCAGTCAGAGCCAGGTTGGTCGTAGACAGCAGGCGAGCCCGCTTGCTCACACCAAAACCACTCGCGTAAGCCTGCAAAGTCTGCAAGTTGACGCCGTCTGTGCCTGCGGTCGCGTCAGCCAGGCTGGTCAGCTTAAAGCCGCCCATGGACTGGGCAGCCGTGAACGGCACCGTCCCGGTACGCAGGATGAAGTCAGCGGACGCCGCCAAGTTGGTAGTAGGAATCGAGTAACCGGCAGCCAGCTTCGTGAGTGGGATACTCCCATCCAAAATCTGAGTGCTGCCGCGAATGAGAGTAGCTGCCATGGTGGCTCCTTAGATCAATAAAAAATAACAGTAAGTTTGTCACCAGCAACCGTAGAGGCGCTGGGCTGCACGGTCATAGTAGTTCCCGCGATTGTATAGTCTGGTGTGTCAAGGTGAAGCAAGCCGTTGACAAATAGTTTCGCCCCGCTCGGGTCAGTCGGGGTTGCGCCTAAAGGCACTGTCTCCAGACCCCCAACGGCAAAAACTGTGACTCGCTTTTCAGTAGCGCCCCCAGGAGTAGCCGCGCCAGGCGGCCCCGGAGGCCCAGGCAACCCCTGAGGAGCAGCCATCGAGAGTTCAGCGTCACAGTCCACCTCCACTTTCTCAAGCGGCGCCTCGTAGACGATCAGGGTTTCGCAGGTCATGGTGCAAGCGTGCTGTGCAGCTTGGTGGCTGTACCTGTCCACAGGTTTCTCACCTTACCAAGCGAGTCTAACAGCTCAAAATCATAGTCGTAAGGGCCTACCTGCAAAGTCGAGGTGTCAGGCGCGTCCACCACGATGTTGAAGGGCGTCCCGCCCAGCACAATTTTCCCGTTGGCCGTCGTCAGCTCCAACACCGCGCGGGACGAAGTCGTGGGCTTGTACTTCAACTTCATGCGCGCGGTGCAGCCAGTCAAATTGACAGGCACCCCCGCCGCCACCAGACTGAATCGGCGCAGCAGAGCGTTCTTGAACTCAAAATCGTCAACGAGAATAGACATGTTGTTATTTCACAACAATCTTACATGATAGAGACGTCGTCGATGTCCCAGTACTGGTTCATCGTGGAAACGTCCCACTTCACCTCGATGCGCGGCTTTCCTGTGACTGGGTCAGCAGGAATCTCCAGAGTCTGGGTAATCACACCGTACAGGCCGGGCACGCTGACCGCTTTGACAGCATCGCCAGGCACCAATTGATTTACTTCGTCCATGGTCTTCTCCTCGGGTTATTTCTTGGCAGGCCCCTTGGCCTGTTCAGGTGTTTTGGATTTTACAGCCTGCGTAGCAGCACCGCCACCGCTTTGGCCGCCACCTTGCGGTGCGCCGCTGTAGGGGTTGTTGCTGGTATCTGCCGGCGTGTCTTGGAACCGCGTGCCTGCCAAAGCAATGCCGACAGGCGGTAGATTGCCAGTGGTGCGCAAGCAGTACTCCGCGTCCGTGATGTAGCCGAAGCTCAACTGCTGCAACAAGCGACTCTGGCGCATCACCATGAACGCCTCCAACTCTGCTGCCGGACGCAGGTCGATAGTGTCAAACTCAAAGCTGACCGTCGCCTCCACCCCATACAAGCGCACGGCCATGGTCAGGGCACGACTGTACAGCTCCTGCAACTTCATACGTACCAAACTGTCCGCCGTCTTGACCGCCAACTGCGTCTCCGTGCTGGCTACGTTCTGGCTGCCGGCCCCATGCCCCAAGATAGATGGCAAGGTCTTCGCACCTGTGGCGATCTTCGCGTCATGGATCGACTTGATCGTATCAAAAGTCGCCGGCACATCGCCGCTCTGGCCCTGCATGTAGCTGACCTTGATGAAGCTAAAGATGACCATGGCGTCTTCAGGCTGGAGCCCGTTCACCATGTTCTCAACACCTGACTTGACCGTCTCCATGTACTCTGCAAGCTTAGTGGCATCCGCCTGTACATCGGGAGGAATCTCCGCGCGCAGCTTCTCAAGGTCGATGTCCACCACCATGCGCGGGTAGACGCTACGGTGACAGATGCGGCGCAGGTCATTCAAGAACTGACCAGAGGCCAGTACCGCTTGGACTGCTGACTCCAGAGGCGACTGGGCGTAGGGGTCCACCAAGTCTGCGTCCGTTGCTACGTAAAAGATAGTGGGGAAGTCGAGATCCACCTCTGTCCCGCCTACGACCTGCACAGGCCGCAGACCTTTGTCGTCCTCGTACCATTTGATAGAAGGGATAGAGACCGGCACCAACTTGTAGGGCAGTCGCTGCTTGTCCAAGACCAACTCCAAACAACCCGCGCCGTCGATCAGCAGCTCTTTTCCAATCGCCTCTGACAGGGAGCGAAGGCTCTCGGTCTGGCTGAAGCCTTGGCTGTAGTCCGGGCTGAAGGCAAAACGGCGCAGCAGCTGGTAAACAAGGGTGGTCGCTTCGAGGTTGAACTGTCCGTCCGGCGAGCGAGCAATGGCGATATATTTTTCAGGGATGCCTAGACGCAGGTTCGCGCTTACCGCTGCGGACAGATCCGGGTTGGCCTTGACCAGTGTGCGTATGACCGCTGGTGTGTTCGAGCCGGAGCGGGCCTGAGCCGTGATGTCAATGTTGGCCAGCCTAAGATCGGGCTGGGTCAGGCGGGAAGTACTGGGGGTTAAGTTGCGAGCGTGGGCCGGAAAGCTCTGCTGCTTTGGCTTGACCTTAGGCGGCTCCTGAGGCACCAGCATGCCGCCGTCTGTGGCAGCCAACATGGTCGGCTCTTCATAAGTAGCCTCCCCCTTCGGTGCAAAGCTGGTGCGCGTGAAGAAGGTGAACAAGTCTTTGAATGCCATCGGCGCATTGTAGCGTAATGGCAACAGGGGTTCAACTCTTCAATCTAAAGCTGCTCATAATGCTGACCCCCGGCACCAGCACCGGCGCCAAGTTGCCTGCAGCACCTCGCAGCTTGCAAGCGGCCAGCAAGAACAAGGTGGAGAAGGCCCAGTCGTCGTCGCCGCTTTTTGGCTTGTGCCATTCGTACACAAGGCCGTCTAATGGGGTCACTATCTGCACCCGCTTGATCGCTAACCAGTGCTTGTCAAACTCCTCATCCATGGCCTGGTCCTGGATGTAGATTTTAATCTCTTTGCGCTTGTATAACTCCAGCAGTTGGTCAAAGGCGCGGTCGCGCGCAATCTTTGCTTGGTGGATAGGGAGCTTGCCTTCTGCCTCCAGGCCATCAAACATTTTGACCTCATACACAGCTGCCGTCTTTGTGACGGAAAAGTTACTACCAAACAGGGCCTTATCCCCGCGTTGCATCCGCGCAACAACATCAGTAAATGGCTGCCCATCCACGACTGACAGCAACACCCGGTACTTCGCCTTCAGCTCGTTCTTGCGCTGCTCCAGCTGGGACAGCGCTACTCTTTCACGGTGCACAAGGAGTAGCGTGCCCTCCAAAGTCAGGCGGCCCACACAGATATGGCTGATGACCCCTACGTCGATGCCCATGCAATGCGCAGAGCTAGAGTCGAGATTCGTGGTCGTCTTCGCATGGTTCAGGTCTTCCAGCTCTAAAGCATCCACCCCACCGCTAGCAGTCAGGCCAAGGGCTTGGTTGCGAAATTCTGACTCCCGCTCATACTTCGTGCTTTCACGAATCAGCAGCGGAGGCGTGCGGTGAGCCGAGTCGAACGGGCTAATGAAATACCCAGCCGCCTCAAACTTCGCGTCAGTGTTTTGGAGCACCCATTCCCGGTACTGAGGTTTCAGGCTGGGCTCTTTTCCGCAGGCAGGGCACAGCAGCTTGGCCTCTGCGTACCTGACCCCAGGCAAGTTGGAAGCAGTAATCTCGTCGAGCGATCCGTCGAAACCAGGCACCTTGACATGCTCGTAGTAGTCAGGGTAGAACCAATACTCGCAGTGAAAGCACTTGCAAAAGTTCTTGAACTGTCGAGAAATCTGCATTTCTGCGTCAATACCATGCCCTTTTACAGTCGGAGTGGAGAAATTTCGACGCAATTTGTACTTCCCGTGAGCAAGGCGGGAGGTGAATTGCTTCAAAACTTCTGGGTCGCAACGGTCAATTTCATCCGAAATCACCATCTCAAGAGGCACTGATAGCCCTTGGGTGACCCCGTTTGTACCTCGAAAGTAGAGCAAAGACTCATTGAGTTTGATGATTTCCGTGCTGTAGACGTCTGGGTCAACGGCCTTTTTCAGGCGCGGGGACCCTTCAATGATGGGGAAAATGCGGGTCTTGCACAAATCCTGGGCATCTCCCTTGAAGGGCATGGTGTAGGCGATATTAAAGCCGGGGAACATTTCCGTCATGGCGACAGCGATCCGCGCGGACAGCTCTGTCACGCCCATCTGAGAAGGCTTTTGAACGTTGATCTCTTGGCTCTGGTCGTTGGCAATGACGCTTTGAAATTCATGGCCTGCAAAGCTGTACTTCAGCCCCAACAAATAGGTGTGGGTGGTGATGTACTCGGCGACTCTGCTCCTGTCATAGTCTTCGTTCGATCCTACCCGCAGCCGCTCAAGGTGTTCCCGCAGCCGGCTCATGCCTCTATACCTTCATCAGCAAATTCAGCTTCTGCGACTTCAGCGTAACGCTGGAGAAAGGCGTCTCTGATGTCCGGGAATCCCTGCAGGGTCTTCATGAGGGCAGACTCCATGCGTTTGTTCTGCTCGCTGTCGTAGACCTTGGCCTGGTGCTTGCCGAGCTGAAGCAAGATGGTGGCAAGGCTGTTCTGGCCTTGCACGCGTTGGTTGTAGGGGATGCCGCTCAGCTTATCGCCCCCTTCTGCGTACATGGCCTCAGCCTGCTTTAAGCTGACAGCTAGTTTGTGCGCAAGGTTTACCTCTTTGAGTTTTAGCCCTGGCAGCATTTGGCCGATCCGGCTGTACAGCTGGAGCAGTTGCTCTTCGCTGTAGCCTTCCAAAGCCAGCTCAGCGTTGCTGGCGGGTTGGTGGAGTTGGACGTTGGCTAGGGGCATGCTCTAAGCATCTCGTTCGGTGGCCCCACCGGTTTACTCGCGAGGCTTGAGCTGTATACCCCTGGGTGTGAGTCAAAGTATGCGTGTAGTCGTCGTTCTCGGCTTTCCAAAGATTCGTTTGATGCTTTGCGGAGCGCTTCAATATCTGCGCTACTGACCCCAGACGGGTTAGGGTTGTGGGGTGGTCGCGAATCGGCAGAACGTCTCAGCTCAGGTCGGTCACAGCTAAGGTAAACGACACTAAAAGCTCCAAACGCAACACCAACGAAAAGGGCCAATAAGAGCAGTAGATGGCAACTCATTGCGTCCTTTTCACACGAGCCACTGAGGCTTTCGCTTGCCCCTCACAGACCCTGTCACCTTGGCAAGGTGGCGGTAGATGGTTCGATCGCTGCAGTTGCCTAGCTCACAGGCTTGAGTAATGTCGATCTCGTTTTTGTAAAGCCGACGAGCAATGTCCTGGAGGTTGGCAAGTCTGACGATTCGGGCTTCTGAGGCTTCTTTGCGGTCGCCGGGGGCGGTGGAGGGGTCTTTGACGAAGCCCAGTTTGGCCAGCAAAGTGGAGAGGTAGCTGGCGTTCACGCCAAGTTCCTCAGCGGCGGCTTTGGTAGTGATCTCCCGTTTACGTAGTCGGCGCAGGAGGAGTTTAGGTAGTCGGTGCTTTAGGTGGTCCATAACTGGAGTATAGCATAAATGTCAGTGTTGTAGAACGGAGACATTGAAAGTTTTGATTTCATTTTTAAAATTTCTGAGGGGGTGGACGCAGTTTTTCGGCCGTCCCTGCTTGTGAAGGTGTAGCCGTCAATGCTCACGCCCACGGCCGGTCTCTGCCCGGCTCGGTCTCACCCCTTGCTCCGGTCTCACCCCTTG